AATTTTTGGCTGGATTCAAGCGACCGCTTAATGTATGAAGGAAAAGCTCCACAGCTTTCTGAGACACAGGCGGCACGGATGCCAGCATTCTTTGAACATTCAAATGTCAATCTCCCTCAATACTCTTAAGCTACACAACGAACGTGTAGATGAACTACTTAAAAAAGTAGAAGACAATTTTAAATGGCATCATGTCCATCCCAAAGAACCTATAGAATCAATCATGTACCGTGCTGGCCAAGCTAGTGTGGTAGAATATATTAAACAACTTATTAACGAGGAATAAATTATGTGCGGAGGAGGAGGATCACCACCACCAGCACCGGAACCTATGGCACCAGCACCAGCTTTAAAAACGCCAGCTCCGGTCAGAGATATACCAACACCTGAAAGAATTAAGGATGAAACAGAAGATCCTAATATTATTACAGGTAAGAAACGTAAAAAATTAAAGGTCGATACAATACGTAAAGGTACTAAAGTTTTTGATGCTATCGATCCTAGTATGAATACTGGCACACCTGATCAAGGTATCCCTAAAATCAAGTAAGAATTATGTGTTACACCGGAGGAGGAGGATCAAAACAACAAACATCTGCAGATCCTATACCTGCTTATAACAAAACTGGAACAGAGAAACTCATAGATATAGGTCGAATGAATTATGTTAAGCGACCGAATGAAGATTTTACTGCTAATAGATCATCTTTATCAACTAATGATAGTAGGAGGGGTTAAAATATGTGTGCAATGTTCGGAGGTCAGCCGCAAATGCCAAAACCTTTAACTAAAGAGGAGCTTCTTGCGGATACAGATAACCCTTATGAAAATCCTGTTTTAGGTACAGATGTTCCATCGTGGAAATTAAAAGCCGAAAAGAAAAAAACAAATAAAAATAAACTGACAACTTCAGATACTTATCAAGGATAAAATATGAAAGCACGTGACAGATACACACAACTATCCCGAGGTAGATCGCAGTTCCTTGATACCGCAGTTGAGTGTTCAAGATTAACGTTGCCTTATCTTATACAAGAAGATCTCAGTTCACGACCAACTCATCAGAAGTTACATACACCATGGCAATCAGTCGGTAGTAAGTGTGTTGTCAATTTGGCAGCAAAACTTATGCTCGCATTGCTCCCACCACAAACAAGTTTTTTCAAACTACAAGTTAGAGATGACAAGTTAGGTGATGAGATACCAAGAGAAATAAGAAGTGAATTAGATTTATCATTCTCTAAAATGGAGAGAATGGTTATGGATTATATTAATGCCTCTAGCGATAGAGTTGTAGTACACCAAGCACTTAAACATTTAATTGTTAGTGGTAATGCATTAATATTTATGGGCAAAGAAGGTCTCAAAAACTATCCCTTAAATCGTTTCGTAATTAATCGTGACGGAAACGGAAATGTTTGTGAGATAATAACAAAGGAACTAATAAGTCGTAAGATTTTGGCAATGAACCTGCCAGAACCTTTACCTAACTCTCCCGGAGACGACGGTTACAAGACAGGTTCAGACGATCAAGACGTAGAAGTGTATACTTACGTCAGACTCGATGATAATGGTAGATGGGTATGGCATCAAGAAGCTATGGATAGAATTATCCCCGGCAGCCGCAGTACAGCTCCAAAGAATACTTCTCCTTGGTTGACATTAAGATTCAACACAGTAGATGGAGAAGATTATGGACGAGGTAGAGTTGAGGAGTTCTTAGGAGATATTAGATCTCTTGAAGGATTGTCTCAGGCACTCGTAGAAGGCTCTGCAGCAGCGTCGAAAGTAGTTTTCCTTGTATCACCATCAAGTACTACCAAACCAAAGACCATAGCCGATGCTGGCAACGGTGCAATCGTTCAAGGACGACCAGAAGATGTAGGTGTCGTTCAAGTAGGTAAGACAGCTGACTTTAGAACAGCAGCTGAACAAATAAACACACTTGAACGTAGAATTAGTGATGCTTTCTTACTCTTAAATGTAAGACAAAGTGAAAGAACCACAGCTGAGGAGGTACGCCTTACTCAGATGGAACTAGAACAACAGTTAGGTGGACTATTTAGTTTACTTACAGTTGAATTCCTAGTACCATATTTGAATAGAACCTTACATATCTTACAACGTAACAGAGAGTTACCAAAAATACCCAAGGATTTAGTACGTCCACAAATTGTGGCAGGTGTAAATGCTTTAGGTCGAGGACAGGATCAACAAAGTTTAGTTATGTTTATCCAAACCTTGGCACAAACATTAGGACCTGATGCAATAGGACAGTTCTTAGATTCTGGAGAATTTATTAAACGTCTTGCAGCCGCTCAAGGTATTGATGTTCTTAATCTAATTAAGACTCAAGAAACCATGGAGCAAGAACGCATGCAGCAACAACAACAGATGCAGCAACAAGCGTTAATGGAACAAGCAGGACAGTTCGCTAACTCACCAATGGCTGATCCAAGTAAGAACCCAGCAGTCGGTGAAGCAATGAGTCAAACCGCAGATCAATTAGGAAACAATGCAGAAGAGGAAACCATCCCGCCCACAGAAGGTGGCTAAGAAACCACTACCTGAGGTAAGTAAACCAGAAACTCTGGTTGATAAAAATGAAATAGCCAAGCCAACACAGTTCACAGCTAGAGCAAACATAGGACCTGATCCTGAGCTAGTTACTACAGTTGGACTTGGTAATTTAAAAGTAACCACCGCTAAAGGATACAAAGAATGACAGAAAAACTAACGTATGATCCTACCCCAGCTGATGCTCCTGAATTATCAGAAGACGAACAGAACTCGTTAGAGGTTGCAGATAAACTACAACAAGAAGAAGCTGAACTATTAGCAGGTAAATTTAAAAATGCTGAAGATCTTGAGAATGCATATTTAGAATTACAAAAAAAGTTAGGTTCAGATGAATCACAATCACAACCAGACGAAGAAGATAAACCAGAAACTACAACTACTGAAGATAATACCTATAATGAAGACGGTACAGTTAACTATGATACAGTTAATACCCAGTACGGTGATAAACTAGGAGCATTATTCCAAGAGAATGGTGTAGATCCATGGGAAATTAGTAAACATTTTCACGAAACAAAAGGTGAAATTACTGATGACATGTATAAAACTTTAGAAGATACTGGATTATCTAAAGCTTCTATTGATTCGTACCTAGCTGGTAGAGCAGTTGAATCAGGTTATAATACATCTGAAACTGCTGACTTAACTGATGCAGAAGTTACAAAAATACAAACCTCTGTCGGTGGCGAAGCTCAGTATAATAAAATGATTGCTTGGGCAACTGAGAATTTACAACCAACTACTTTAGAAGCGTTTAATTCTATGATAGGTAATGGTGATGTTAATACTGTACAGCTTGCCGTTGATGGATTGAAAGCACAGTATGAAAATGCTGAAGGTTACGAAGGTAAGATGCTTACTGGTAAACCTGCTAAATCCTCTGGAGATGTATTCCGTAGCCAATCAGAAGTAGTACAAGCTATGTCTGACCTTCGTTATGAAAGAGATCCTGCTTATCGTCAGGATGTATACGATAAACTAGAACGATCTAATTTACAATTTTAATTATGTCAAAAGCATACGATCCATCTGCACGTGCTAATGCGATGCAGGTGAAGTACAAAGTAAATGCTACAGGTGACCGTTGGTTCATTCCTTACAATGACAACGGTACTACAGCAGCACAATTAGCACAATGTAAAAAGCAAGTTGGTAATACAACTGACGGCACAGATGCAGGAGCAGAACAGTAATGCCTAAAGGAAAAGGAACCTACGGTACTAAAGTAGGAAGACCACCAAAGAAGAAGTAATCATAGAGGCGGCTCGAATCATATCGTAAACCGCCACATGATTTTCTTTTTATTGCTATGACAGTAACAACTGAATATGGGAAACAGAATATTTTCCCAAATGAAATACCAGCGAGAGTTATCGCTGACTACCCTAAAAACATTAACCCTATCATGACAAACGAAGCAGAAAGATTCAACGGCTGGGCAGCTATGCTCGGATTCGTAGCAGCTCTTGGAGCTTACGTCACAACAGGTCAAATTATTCCCGGCATATTTTAATGAACAAAATTTTTTTAATAGTAGCAGCAGCTACACTATCTTCACCAGTACTAGCACGTCCTTACGTTAACGTAGAGACTAACTCTAGTTTTACTGGTTCTGATTATAAGTCAACAGCTACAGACATACACTTAGGTTATGAAGGTGTAGCTAACGAATTAGCATATTATATACAAGGTGGTAAGACAGTTAATGCTGCCGATGGTGCAGACTCTACTTCTAATTGGTCTGGTAAAACAGGAGCTAGTTTTCCTGTAACAGATAAGTTAGGTGTTTATGGTGAGCTATCTTTCTCTCAAGTAGAAGATGCTGACAATAACTGGGGTACTAAACTAGGTACAAAATTCACTTTCTAATTTAATGGCATCACTCACTCTTCAAGAACAACAAAATAATTGGGAGAGCTTCTGTGAATGGGTCACTAACACCAACAACCGAATCTATGTCGGTTGGTTTGGTGTACTCATGATACCCGCACTCTTAACAGCAGCAACTTGTTTTATTATTGCCTTCATCGCTGCACCCCCCGTGGACATTGATGGCATTCGTGAACCTGTCGCAGGATCTCTTCTTTATGGTAACAACATCATCTCGGGAGCAGTCGTCCCGTCAAGCAACGCAATCGGTCTTCATTTCTACCCAATCTGGGAAGCTGCAACCCTCGACGAATGGTTGTATAACGGAGGACCATATCAACTCATTGTGTTCCACTTTCTCCTCGGTATCGCATCTTACATGGGACGCCAATGGGAACTTAGTTATAGACTAGGTATGAGACCGTGGATATCAGTAGCATATTCAGCACCAGTATCAGCGGCAGCAGCCGTGTTCCTTGTATACCCTTTTGGGCAAGGGAGCTTTAGTGATGGTATGCCTCTTGGTATTTCTGGTACTTTCAATTTTATGTTCGTCTTCCAAGCAGAACACAATATACTTATGCATCCATTCCATATGCTCGGCGTTGCTGGGGTTTTCGGGGGTGCTTTGTTTGCTGCTATGCACGGAAGTCTGGTCACTTCTTCACTTATCAAGGAGACGACTGAACAAGAATCACAGAACTATGGTTATAAATTTGGTCAGGAGGAAGAGACGTATAACATCGTCGCTGCTCATGGCTACTTCGGTCGCTTAATATTTCAATATGCTTCTTTTAACAATAGTCGTGCTCTACATTTCTTTCTCGGTGTTTGGCCCGTCGTTGGCATATGGCTTACCTCTATGGGAGTCTGCACAATGGCATTCAACCTTAACGGTTTTAACTTTAACCAATCCATCGTTGACTCCAACAGTAAAATCATTCCTACATGGGCAGATGTTCTGAACAGAGCTAACTTAGGTATGGAAGTAATGCACGAAAGAAACGCACACAATTTCCCTCTTGACTTAGCAGCAGTTGAGTCATCTGAGGTTGCACTAACAGCTCCCTCACTAGGGTAACAGCCACGTCCGTTCATCCTTTACAGGACGCATGAGCACCACAGCATGGAACGGGGTTGTGGTATATGGAGCTTACTATGCA